TCCTGATTTTCCTGAACCTTGTAGTCCTTCAATCATTATAGATGCTTTTAATTTCTGTCTTGCTGCTTTATGAAACTTCATTATTATCACCTCCTTTCCTATTAGTACCATGGGCAAATGATAAGACTGTGATCTTTTCAGCCATTACCATTAACCTACCATCTCTATTTTTAAGATAGCCTTTGATACCAATCACATCATTTATATTACAGTATTGTTTAGTTTGTTTCATCATTGAAGCACTAACAATAACTGGAATATACACTTCTTCTGTTCCGACTTTAACATCGTTTTCATATAATGTTTTAGTGTATTTAATTTCTAAGGTGTTACATTCTGGGTTCATGAAATTGATACAACCTATTAGATTAACTAAGTTAATCATCTACTTCACCTCCCTTCCTAATGTATGCAACATAGTTATTAATTAAATCTACTTCACTTGCATTTGATTCAAGCATCTTAAGTATATTCATTTCATAACTATGTTCCATTACTAAGTCAATTATCGTATGACCTGTATGTAGTTTATCTTTAGTTGTTGCAACAAATCTATCTTCTGCTTGTTGCACATCTCCTACAGGTGGATACTTGTCGGTGAAGATTGCTGTATCTGCATTGTCAAGTGTGATACCTTCTTTACCTGCCTTTATATTAATCAGTAACAATTTTATTTTACCATCTTGAAATTGTTTTTTCAATAGCTCTCTATCTTTCTTTGATGTTTCACCTATGATAAAGTTCTTACAGTTTAGTTCTTTACCTAATAACTTAAGCCACTCAGTAAAGTTACTGAAGATTAAAATATTTTTCTCAGGATAATCTGTGATGTATTGTTTAATCCATGTTATCTTAGGTGATGTACCTTTTAGATCTAGTAGTTTAGGTGCAAGTAATATCTGTCTTACTTTCATTATCTTAGCCAGTACATTAATTGCATCTACTTCAGTTCCTTCTATCTCAAAGTTCTCATTAAGTTCTTTAATGTACTTAACTTGTTCTTTAGTTTGTGGAAGTTTAACTACTTGTTTGTCTTTATCTGGAAGCCAAGGCATGACCGACGCACGCATACGGCGTGTGGAAATAGCAGATAAGAATTGTTGCATCTCTACATTCTTACCACGTTTGAATGTACCTATTACTTTATAAGTTCTATCTCGTCCATACTCTTCGAACTGATCGAAGTAGTAATCTATAAATCTCCAGTACCCTGTAAATATTGTAGGATAAAGCCAATGTAATATACTATATATCTCATGCTGTTTACCTGGTGCTGGTGTACCTGATAGTGCTAGCCTTGTAGGTATATCAGATAAACTAAAGAGTGCTTCTGCTTGTCTAGACTTATGGTTCTTAATTCTATGTGCTTCATCTAATATACAACCGTCTATATCTTTATGCAGTTTAATATACTTTAAGTCTCCTGTTTCTTCTAGTTCACTTATGTCTCCACACTCATCACGTTTAACTCTAGTGTTTAATCTTAAACATTCATAACTAATTATAAGTGCTCCTGTCTTCCAGTTATCTATAATTCTTTTACGTTTGTGTGCTTGTCCATCTACTACATATACTGGTGCGTCCTTATCAAACCAACGTTTACATTCTTCAGCCCAGTTATATAATGTAGATGCAGGTGCAACTATTAATAGTTTCTTTACACCTCTGACTTTCATAACTGTTAATGCAGTCGGTGTCTTACCTGTTCTCTGTTCATTGAAACAACCTGCACTCTTTCTAAGTGCTAGATACTTTACATCTTCCTTTTGATAATCTCTAAGTCCTTCAAGTAGACTATCATCTATTTCCATAGATTGCTGTTGCATCTTCTGTAGTTTAAGTATAGTACTTGATTTAATACCTAATTTTATTAATAGTTCTGGTGTGCATGGATAGACTTCTTGTTTATCTACCTTACCTGTACCTGGTCCTAGTCTAGCAAAAGCACATTCATTAGTTACTCTTAGTTGTGTTATCTTCATACTCTCTCACGTTACCTGCACCCATCTCTTGTTTATTAAGTGGAACATGGGTATAAATAAATACAGGTCCTTCCTTTCTTTCTTCTGATTTAGTTTGGTTAAGTAATGTATTAAGTAGTTGTGCTTGTCCTGTATTCTTATTAGTATCTACAGTGTTAAGCATGATTGCTACTTTAGATTTCTTAAGTAAATTAAACTCTTCATCTACAAACGCTGCTACTCTTGGGTCCATTAAGAATGTCTTCCAATCTATTGGGGACACGCCTGTTCTTTCAGATAATTCATAATGGTTCATGAACAGGGCTTCTCTACCTATGTCATTAAATAATTCTTGCATCTCTATGAATGCTGTTTCACTTTCTTTAAATGGTATGTCAATAAACTTCTTCATACTATACCTCCTTTAGTATATCTACTATTAACATAAATCTTTTTATGGCATTGAATGTTTTATCATCAGTTCTCCTAGTTAAATTAACAAATCTTTCTGGGTGCATATCAAACTCTTTATTTAATCTACACTGTGTTGCTATAGATACACCAGTTTGTTTAGCTAGTTGTCTGTAGGATATGCCTACTTTCCTTGCTACATATACTGCTTCATCTGCATACGTAGATACCAGTCCTTTGTTTTGTCTTATCCATCTGATCTGTGCTTTGATAATACTAGAATCTATATCACCTATATTACAATAGGCTTGAATAACATCAGCTACATATATTGAATTTCTAAACTTAGCAAATAATTTTTTAATGTAATAATAAAATCTAATCTCAATAAATCTTTCTTCCATACTATCAACTCCTAAGACTTTCTAAAAGAAATATGGACCTGGCAACAAATTCTCAACTCTCATTAGGCGAGAATTTGTTGACTGGTTCCAAGATTTCGTGTGTTGTAACTTTGTCTTTCTACTAGTGTAACTGAGTAGTTCCTTAAACCTAAGGACATATACTCTTAGTTAGTTAATAGTTTAATCCAATTAGTCAGTGCTATTATAATATCTACTTCATACTTATCTTTACAGTATTTAATTAGATGTGCGTAGTAATCTGGTTGTACATTATGTAACCAGTTTAATCTACCTAATAACTGTCTTGTATCTGTCAATGTAAATTCTCTAGTGTTTATAATGAATGAGTGTATTGCTGCTTTAAGTTTCTGTTTCTCTCTATAACCTATTGTAAGTTCATTGTCTTTATTAAACATGATACCTAGGTTCCAGTTTCTACCTGAGCTAGAACCATATCTAGTTTTCTCTTTATTAATTTTAAGTGGGGTACCTTCTAAAATATTCTCTATGCACTCTATTATTATATCATATTCAAAGTTATGTTTAGCAGAAATAATAATATCATCTGCGTATCTTGTATAAATATATCTTTGTTTATAAATCTTTTTATCACTTGTTAAATTATATAATGCTTTATTAATTTCATAATCTATAGGCACCATGATTAAGTTTGTTATAATAGGGGACAGTGGTGTGCCTTGAGGTAAGCCTCCATTATAACAGGCATACTCTGATAGTGGTGTAACTACATCTACTTCATCACTATTATATATTGCGAAGGGATATAGTTTTAATAACTGTTCTCTTATAAATTCAGGTGAACAACTATCAAAGAAACTTTTTAAATCTAATTTAAGAAACCATCTTGATTCATTGCGTTGATGTTCTTGCATTGCACCTACTACATCTCGTCCTTTGGTATAAGCCCATGCACTATCATGAGTCAATACTTTAAATCCTGTCTGTAATATATTACTTACTATCTTCATATGCTCTTTAAGTAAATCATCTGGTGCTGTTATAGTTCTATAACCATGTGTCTTCTTAGGTATTTTAAATTGTTTGTAATGTCCTTTAGGACTATAAGCATCTATGTTTAGTTTAACTAAGTCAGTATAACTTTTATATACTGTACTGCTCATCATGTCTGTAGTTATCTGAGACTCTTGTACATTATATGTTAATGTTCTTACTATACCTTCAGGTTCTGTAGGTATATCAGCACCAAATAATATATCTATATCGTCTGTTGTTTTCTTAGTTTTGTTTTTATCTATTACTGTTATGTACATAATAACTCCTTTCTATTTAGTTAATACTCGTGAGAGATATCCTGCATGTTCAGCTGTGACTGCATCCTAGCATTCTGGTTTGATGGAGGTTGGGTCGGTGCAGATTGGCCTGATCGGAGTGTACCGTTAGTGCACTGCGACGCTGCTTCTGAAGGTGAGGGACCTTGGATCATCGAATCCAGTTCTGTATATCTCGTTTTAAAAGTTTGTTTCTTTTAGTGTGACTTAAAAGTTTTGCTTACGCAAAGAATACTATTAACTAAAATTTAATTATTGAAAAGTCAAATGCATTTGTGAATATCATTGATGTGCATTCACCTTTTCTAATTGTGTTTATAAAGTTTGCCACTGTAAATGCTGCAGTGGATACAACTGTAGAGGCAACAGATAGTGTAGTGCCGCAGGCAGACACAGGCGTTGCTTCCTTTGCTTCGTCGTCTGAGAAATCCATACTATTAATAAATTGTTTTCTTTGTTCTAAGTTAGACCATAATGCACCATAACTTTGTGCATCTTCTAATCTCATTCTAGTATCATACATTGCTTTAATGTAGGTACTACCTTCGAACTTCTTTGCTATCTTGTATCTAACTTCTATACTATCTACGCATAGAAAGATATAACCTGATAACATTTCATCTGTATATTCTCCATGTTTTACTACAGTTATGCTTGGGTTTATCTCTTTAAGTATTTCTTCTAGTGCATCTGTCTTATTCATACCTATATGTTTGTGAGTATAGATCTGGTTAGCTACGTTCTTATCTTCAACTGTATCCATGTCCCAGATATTTATTTTTCTAATACCTAGTCTTGCAAGTAACTCTGCTATTCTAGATCCCATTGCACCTATACCTATAATATGTATAGTACCTTTGACTTGATTAAGTGGGTCAAAATACTCTAGTGATTTAGATAAGTTCATTAGATATAACCTCTCTTTCCTTTACCTTTTCTAGGTCTAACTGTCATATATCCATTATGATAATCATAGATATCCTCGTCTACAAATTTATCAAATACACTACCTTGGTATGTAGATACTGTTGTTGCTACAGGTATTGGTTCTTCTACCTCATCTTTAACTGTGTCATACCATGTAGATAATACAGTTCCATTTTCTAATATAACTTCAAAAGACATATCGGAATATAAAATATTATGTTCCATATCATAAAACCTGATAGTGTAATCATTACGTTTATTAGTTACCATGATTATAAAGTAATCAGTTACTTGTGTTAATAAGTCCTGATAGAACTGTTCATCTATACCTGATGGTGTGACTCCCATATTCACATGGCTGTGTCCTTGAAATCTTTTATGGTTAACTTGATCTGTAGTTAATCCCATTTCAAACTCGAACATCTTTTCTTCGTCTTGTTCACATGTAACACCTGTTACTTTCTGAGGGTAAACTAGGATATCATCTATTAGATATGTACTTTCTAGTCCAGGCATTTGTTTTACTGTACCATACCAACCTACTTCTTTACTCATCTTATCTACTAGAGTACGCATCTTAGCATAAGCATCTGCTGTCATATAGATCTTAGGCTCTGGTAATTCTAGTTCTTTAACATAATCTTCTATGATATCTTTGATATCTAATTTAATATCTATGCTATTAGTATTCATATAGACTGTGTTATCATATTTATCAATTAGTTTCTCTTTAATTAAACCCTTTATCGGATTAATATTAATTAATGTTTTCTTCATTACGCTTCAGTACCTTCTTCCTTATCCATTTTGTACCAGTCTCTTATAGATAATCTATTACCTTGTTTATCTTCTAGACATTTACTTGTACATATATTTCTTGTTGTGTCATCACCATTCTCATAATCATATTCTATTTGTTGGTTCAAGTCAGTAAGTATTCTATTAATAACTGTACCATCTCTAAAGTTTAAACTAGATAATGATGATATACATAAATTATTATATATTAATAAGTCTCCTTTAGCTTGAGCTGCTCTAAGTTCTGCTTGGTAATCTCCTAAGCATGAATAGTATTGAATGTGTGGATTAAATAAAGCATCGTTATCATACATTGTAGATGTACTTAATGAACCAGGTGTTCTAAATATTGCATTATTTCCAAAGCTAAATGGATATTGTCCTATTACATGTAGCTTATACTTCTGTTCAATAAAGATCTCTTTGAATAATCTAACTGCAGGTGAGTCTGGTTTATTATCTAATACAAGTGATGCTTCTTCTTCATCATAATAACTAAGTGTTGTTTCAAATAATGTGCAGATAGTAGAGTCTTGTATAACTATATCTCTAATTGCATCTAAACTAATTGCTGCATTTACTTCTTCTTTGAACTGTTCTTCATTACCTTCTAAAGTTCTAACAATATCTTGTGCTTCATAGTATTGTTTCTTATATCTAGAGTAAGCTTCCAAACTATTTTGTGCATGATCTTGTGCTTGATACATTGTGTTTCTAGCATTGCTTAATCTAGCTGCTGATAGTGCACTGATTGCTGCTTTAATTCTAATCTCTTTAAGTACATTTTTATACTTCTTTGTATTAGTTAATGCTGCAAACACGCCACTAATCTCTGCATTATTTATTCTTTTTACTTGACTACGTCTGACTAATCTTTTAAAATAATCTAGTTCCTCGTCGTCTAATTTATTTCTTAAATTTTCTATAAGTATAGGTAGTAATCCTATTGTTAAATAAATATCTGATGCTTGATCTATGTCATCATAATTAACACATTCTACTATACTGTTATATTCTTTATTTATAAATACGCTAGATATGTATTCATATTCTTCAGGATCTACTTCATTTCTAGCATTTGTTTGAGCAAGGCATTTATCATATAGTTTCTGTATTTCTTCGCTCACATATTCAAAAGTAAAATCTTGTTCTTCTTCTGCTAAGCCTATGATCTTAGCTGCTGTGTTTATAGGATCATGAGTTAATACTCTTATGTATTTAATCTGATCTTTCTCTCCAGCTTTATTAAATAAAACTACGTCATGTGCAAGTGTTGATGCATCTATAAGGTCATCACTACTATCTCTACCATCTGTAGATAATGTGCAACCTCTATAAGTTAAGCCATTAATTATAACAGGTGCTAAAGCATAACCTATATTTTTTACAGGTACATAACATCTATTAAATTCTCTACCATAAGGACAATCATTATCTATAGATTGTACATTATTAGGTATAATCTGACGAAGTTCATAGTTAGTTGTATTACGTAAAGTTAACATAAACTTCTCCTTTCTAATTTAATCTAATAAAAATAAAAGAGAGGCATAGCCTCTCTAAATTACTGCGTCATACTATGCCAACGCATTTGCAGCTTTTACAACGGCTATTAACATACACTTTTCTTTCTTATTCAAATCTGCTAATGTAGAATCCATGTGCTCTGTCTTTAAAGACGCACCATCTAACATGATTTGTGATGTTGAATAATCGATAGCATTATCTTCTAAGATATGTCTAATTGTTGTATCGCTTGAATAATTCTTTTCATTTCTTTGAGTAGTAGTTCCTACTATAACTCTTATCATATTAACATCCTCCTATCTTAATCTAAAAATTCAATGTCTTCATTTAGGTCTTCAGCATTATCTAAGTATTCTGATACTTGATTTTCAATTACAGTAATTTTAGTTAGAACTGCAGTTAAATAATTCTTTAACTTAGCTTCTCTTTCTTCTGTAGGTAATTCCATAACTGATTTATCAATTGCACCAATTGATTTACCATCTTTAAACACTGCACCATATGGTGAGAATGTGTTGCATTCACCTACAGTTATTTCATATAATGAACAATCTGTATCCATAGTATCAAATACTGCTAATGTTCTAGGTGATAATACTCTAACCCTTTCTATGTTTTCATCTGTTAAAATCTCAGATGTGATGCTGACTCTGTCAGCCAAAATTCTTGCTTTTGCCATTTCAAATGACCTCCTTCTAATAAATATTTATTATATATTAACTGCATTGATGCAGGTAATACCTATATGGTTCGGCGAGCCACAGGCAGCAAGCCGATTGGGTGCGGTTTTGCTTTAATTTAATTATTTATGGGTAAAAATCATAAGCATTTGGTGTCCGTTTTGTACTTCACCTGTGACGGACATGAGTTAAGTGACGGAGAGTGAAGGACTTGAACCTTCAACTTACTGTTTATAAGCAGCTGTTCTAGCCATTTGAACTAACTCTCCAGAGGATGCCTGCACGGTATTCACACAGGTCTTTGACATCTATACAACTGGATCATATAGACAAATATCGGAATATAACATTAGTAGTGAAGTACTAATTCGCGTTAATCCTTAAATCTTAAAGTTTAAGTTCTTAGTTCTAAAGTTTACACAGCACCACCTCAGGACTGTGTAAGTGTGCTCAAATAATACCGTTAAAGGATGTTAAGCAACTTCTCAGCTTGTCGAGGATTGAATCACTGAGAAGTAGGTCGAGAGGACTAGAGTTGCACTAGTCTTAGACTGTTCTCTCGATGAAGGGAATAATAACTATTCCATGTTGTCCATATATCTTTTAAGTAACGGAATAACTTCTCTGACATATAACTTATCTTGGTCTGGTGCTAGAGTATAGTTAAACATTGTTGCTAACTCTTCTGCTGTTGCTTTGTCTGACCAAGTAGCAACGTAATTACGTATAGCACGCTCGACAGCAGCGGGCGTAGAGCCGTTTGCTTCTGCAACTTCATCGTAGATTACTTTTAGATCTACATCTGGTCTATATACTGCTACTGTTTGAGCGAGGTAGTTAAGTCCTGTCATATTTATATTTCCGAAGTTACTTAATAAGAATTCATAACATTTATGTTCCATTATTGTCACCTCATACTATTATTTTAACATACTTTGTACTATGTTGTCAATAGGAATCTGCGAATTTTGTACTTTATATGCAAGATCTTCGAATAATACTGGATCACCTACAGGAATCACCTGAATATTATTAGCTGGTCTTGAGTATTCTATGTCATGATCTAGGTAAAACTTAAGTTGAATGTAGCTATTAAGTAGGGACAACTTATCTGTGTAATCTACATCTATTTCATACATAGGTGCTAGTTCTTTGATATAACTAGTTAAAGCCTCTTCAGACATATCTTTTAGTTCAGGGTATGCTGAATAAATCCTCTCATACTGAGCGTAAATACTTTTATTTCTTTTTAGTTCTAGGTATGCTTTTCTCTTTTCGTAGTAATCCTTAAGAACTGGGTGTAGTTCTGTCTTAGTTTTAATCTGGTCCTTTGGATCTTGGAATGTGCGTCTCCATTCATCTATATTATCTAGTTTGTAGAACACTCCTTCATATCTAATAGACACTTGATGATGTGTCTTTAGGTAATAACCTATTCTATCTATACTAGTTGCATATAAAGTATCTAATATAAAGCCAACTGCTTCGTGCTTAAATGGGTAAATCTTCTCATATCCGTAAGCGTATCTTATTCCTTTTGATTCGTAGTTTTCTATTTGTTCTTCAGTGAACTTCTTTTCTGATATTATTAACATCCTAATCCTCCTTGTTTCGACTATAAAAAATAGAAGACCTAAATTAGGTCTTCTGTAACTGCTTCATCTTGAAGCGATGTATCGTGTAAAGATACGTTCATTCTTCCATAGTTCTCATTGTAACTAAACCAAACTGGAACTTCAATCTTATCTTTCTTGATAAGCTCAAGAGCTTCACCTAATGAATAGGTATCTCTATCTACACCTAATCCTCTGTTTAGACAACTAGATACATAATCTAATTGAGATGGAAATACACAATACTTAAATTGTCTATCAGGCAAATTAAGCACTATTTCAATATAACCTCCTTTTTCATTCTCAATTTCTGTGTACTTATCTACAGTACATTCATACATACCACTCAAAGTAGGTAAACACTTGTGTTGTAATAGACTCATTTTTATCACTATCCTTTCTTATCTGAGTCATGGACTTCGGAAGCCCGAAGACCAGTAGTTTGTAATTCTTATCTCAACTTCTGATCTTTCTCTTCTATCGGTCAATAAACAGCATTACACACGTAGTCAAGGACGAGCGTGCTCGCCGTGAATGTAATGAACGGGGTCTCGGCGTGTTGATAGTATGTAGCCGAGACATCCTTTACTCGTGTGATACAATTAAAATACCGATAGAGAAGAAATGTATTCATATGTTAATGTATGTATACGAGGTTTTTCTAGGCTTATAACGGCTGCATCTCTCTTATAAAAAACCAGGGCTCACCTAACATATCTACACATATCTGTATCATTCTCCAGTCTTCACCTGTCAAACTCGATTGCGATTCTAATGGACTAGGTGGATAATCTTCTCGAGTGTTCGCTATTTTGTTCGCCATGAAAATTGGCTAGTGTTCGTGTTTTTGATTTTTTTTTTGAAAAGTTATTACTTGTCAAAATGCTCAAAAATGAATACGCTTTTTGTAATGGGTCTTTCCAGTTTTGTCATGTTTTGTCCAGAAATAGTACGAATTACAGTTTTTGTATTCAAAATAACCTAAAAAATCGCTTAATAACTTTTTAAAAAAGGAATTTATAAAGAAAATTTTATAAAAATTTTCATAAAGTGTTCGTGTCTAAATATTTAATAATTTAGGATTTGGCTTTGGGGGAATGTGAGCGATTTAGCGAATGAAGTTTAGGCTATGGGGTGAGGATAACTTATGGGCTACGGAGATGGGTAGCCCACGTGGTTATTTTATTTCAGTGTACTCGATGATCTCATCTGGATCATCTGAAGCATCTGAGTAGTATATGTTTACTTTGTACATCTTGTTTGGATCTATGTCTTGTAGATTGTAGCTTTCAAATATCTCTTGAACACTAGGTCCAAATGGTTCTCTAGTAGATTCATATTTAGCATTAGCTAGGAATCTATTTAGTAGTTCCATACCTGTCATAGTTCTCATAGTTTCACTTCCTTTCTATTTGACTTGTTTATATGCTAAGCATATGTCTTTGTCTTTATCTAAGTTTATTATTGTTAATTCAAGTTCTACGACTTGATCTTCTAGTATTGGCATAGGTATATTATACTTATCCTTAGAGCAGTTCTTGAATGTCTTTATGGCATTCTTTAGTTGCTTTAACTTTATAGCGTGTGTTAGTTCTGAATAGCATACACAACTATCCACATTTGATTTAGCATGTACACAGATATTATACATTGTTTTCACATCCTTTCTCTAATATATTTTGAGCAGTTTATAGACTTACTCAGGTCTCTTGATAGCTTGTACTATATAGTCATCATAATACTCTTTCGAGTTGGCTTTATAGTAATCTAATTGCTTTTGGCTCTTTGGAGTTGCTATATAATATTTATCTCCATTGAACATTGTCACTATTAGACTTTTGCCATCTTTGGTTTTTCTAGCAGTTCCTATTGCATCAAACTGTAGTTTTGTTTTGTTGCCTGACATCTTTATCATCTCCTTTCTCTATCAGGTTTATAGGTCTTTTGAATTTATAATTCTAGGACCCTGGGTCGGGTTTTAATTTTACCCAACCTCGTTGGGTTTAATATTCCGTAAAGCCCTAGCTGTGTGTGTGCTGGCTTTAATAATTCCCACAAATCATTTGGCCTATCTAAAATCATTTACATCAGCCCAAATCCATGGTACAATATAATCAGGAGGAACTATGGAAAAGACAATTATCATGTCCGTTCAGGACGACAAACTAAAATTATCAGTTACACCTAACTTAGATGTAACAACAGCGTACCGTATGCTAGGTACACTAACCAAACACTTGCTAGACGCATTCTATAGTGTCGCAGAGCACGATATCGATTCATCTAGTACTCTTACACCAGACGAGAAGAAAGCGTCTAAAATAGGTGCAAGAGAGGCGTTATATGACGCCATGAATACAATCATGTCTAATACGTTAAATCAGTTTTACCCAGATAATGCAGAGGCATCTATAGAAGATGAAGCTATACTTAAGTGTGCCAATGAACTTATCTTAGAAAGGTATAACGCCCTAACTCCAGAAGAGCAAGAAGCCTACTCTAAAGGTTACACAAAACTATCTAAGAGATTAGGTGCAGTTATGATGGAGTCTAGGAATCAGACCCTAGGAACCAAAGAAACAAAAGACAATGTTAAATCTACAAGAAGCTAAGGCCCTAGTTAAATCTAACAACTTAGATATTCAAAAGTACCTAGACAGCCCAGAGGCTAATCCGATCTTAGATTCTACAGCAAACTTAGAATCTAAACCTGAATCTAAATCTAAATCTGAATCTGAATCTACAAATACTACAATAGAACCAGAACAAACAATAACGACTGTCAGACGTTGTCCAAGATGCAACGCTATTCTCATTCCAGCAACTAGTATCTCAGGTTCACCGAGTACGGACTGGCTAACCTGTTCGAATAAAGTCTGTAACACGTTCGTAGATACCTATATTCCTATGCCGCACCAAGAGTCAGTTCACCTAGACGCACATAGGATTATAGGTAACTTCGGGTCTTACGGAACAGGTAAGACTAAGACCTCTGAAAAAGAAATTGAGAAGCATATCTTTTTAACTCCGAACGCTAACATTTTATTAGGTGCAAATATTACATCTCAGTACGAGCAGACTCTTCTTAGAGACTTTGAGAAAAGTTTTCCCATAGATTTTCTAGAAGGGCGTTCTCAGCAGAAAGGTTACTTAGATTTTATTAACGGGGCGAGACTTATGTTAAGACCATTCGACGATCCAGATAAACTAAGATCTAATAACTATTCCTTAGTTGTTATGTTAGAGGCATCTGAAATAAATAGAGACGCCTTTCACCAGCTTAAGACTCGTCTTAGAAACACAGCAGCAACTAACCCAATAACTCACTCAGACTGGAGAAAGTTGATATGTGAGTCTAACCCAGACTCGGGCTGGATTAGGACTGACGTTCTGCTTGTCTCAGATAAGATTGTTCAGCACGGAAGATACGCTAACGAAGACTACTCTCAGCAGATAGACCCTATTAATATAGACTCGTCTATCTCCTCTCACGTAGCTTCTACAGATGTAAACTACTTCTTGCCACCAGACTACATAAAGGTTAACTCTAAGAATAAACCAGACTGGTGGGTTAAGAGATTCTTATACGGATCATTTGCATTTGCTGAAGGATTAGTTTACCCGTCTGCTATTAAAAGCGTTGTTTCAACACCTAAGGACGCAGATGGAAATCCACTAACACCTAAGCACTTCCCAGACTGGAAGGTTCTTATTGCTCACGACTACGGACTTATGGACGAGGCTACCTTTGTATATGCAGCTGTAGATGTTAAACGTAATAAACTTATTGTTTATAGAGTTGATCACACTAACAACGCACCACTTAAAGACCTAGCTAAACTGTTTAACCAAGGGGCTAAGGACCTAAACTTCGGGCAGCTGTATACAACTCCGATTATAGACCCTAAGAATAACAAGAGAGACTACAATAAGAAAGACTTAATCTCTCACTACCAGGACTACGGTATTACCTTTAAGCCTGGATACGTTAACGTTGAAGCTAGGATCATGCGTCTTAACGATTACTTTGAGGCAGGTACTATAGAAATCTGGGATTGTTGCGATTATTTAATTAAGGAACTTAAGGATTATAAGTTTAAACCTAAAACTTTAAACGACACATCTAATAAGAACCAGCCAATAGATGCCAACAACCACGCAATTAACGCATTAGAATGGATAGGTATGGAACTTCCAGCCAATCCAAACGCACTTTGTCTTACGGCTTACGACGAATACGGCAGAGCCTACGACGAAATCGAAAGAAATAAGAATAAAGACCCGTGGCAACTCTCTGACGATCGGGATTTGTATACAGAGGAGTACGACCAGACACCATTATTCGGGTCTAAAGGAGGTTATTATTAATGGAATATATTATATTTTTTCTATTAGGTGCCTTAATTAGTTTAGTTTTAACGAGAGCACCTATTAAAATAGAGGTTCATCATAAGCATGAGAACGTTCTTCCACCAGTTACTGAGGAAAATCTTAGAACTCTAGAAGAACAAATGACAAAACCTGATGCAAAGATGGACCAAGTCTACGAAGAGATAAATAAATTATCAGATATTATGGGAGGAAGTGATAGATAATGGCAAAGAAAGACATTTACGGTAGTAACTTACTACCAGACAACGTCTGTCTACAGACAATAAAGGACAGAATACAAGACACAGATACAAAATATCTTAAAGTCTTACAAAGAATGCGAATACTGGACGGAACTGACCGTGGAAAGATGTGGGATGTTGTCTCTGCTAAGTTCCCTAAGTACCAATTACAACCAGATTCTAACTGGGTAAACTACATTAAAGAGAATTTAGTTGCATCTATTTACACAACTGGCAGATATGCCGAGCTTGTTCCTAGATCTGACGAAGATATCAAGTACGTTACAGAGTTTAACTCTGCATTAGGTACAATTTGGGACCAAGTTAAGGCAGATTACTACCAATTTCTAGCAGGTGAGAGGGCAGCACTACTTAATATAGGTATTACTATGGTAGGTTGGCGTAAAGATTTGTTAGGTGGTACAGCAAATCACTGGTATAAAGGTGACATTGTCTTTAAGAACATAGATCCTATGAAGTTCAGACGTGATCCATACGCTGATGTCTTCGATAATAGTGAGTTCTGCTACTATTACGACGACTTCTCTATGGCAATCATTAGAACTAAAGACAAGTATAAGAAAAGAATCAAGGAAATCGAGGAGGCAGTTGGAGATTTAGATAAGTCTAACCTAATTCCTGATGCAGTTACTGCAGCAACGGACAGACAAAAGACTACATCAACACAATCTAACTACCATAAGATCACATATTATTACACAAGAGTACCTGACCTTACACAAAGTTCTAAAGAAGGATATGTTATTGTTGAGGTCCATCTATTAGATGACAAGTACGTACTATACTGTAACAAAGATCTTAAACCTAGGATGTTCCCATTTGCAGTTCTATATTGCAACAACCCTGCAGGTGATTTAGTTGGAGCATCTGAGCCAGCTAAAGCATTTACCTCTGCATTTACTTATAACTTACTTAACTCAATCTATGCGACACACGCTTATAAAGCACAACGTCCACCTAGATTCGTTAACGCTGCTTCAGGTATTAACCTAAGACAGTTTGCTAAGTACGGTAACGATGCAGATAAGACATTCATAGTTAATGGAGATGCTACTCAAGCAGTACACTACGCACAGTTTCCACAACTACCACCAGAACTATTACAGGTTAAACAGGATTTAGGTAGAGATATCAGAGACTGTTCAGGTGTAGATGAAATGTATGCAGGTAAGAACACAGGTTCTATCCAGACTACAGGTGGTATGGATACACTTATGGATGCTACTAGCCAGAGAGACAATCAGAAGATCTTACTATATGAAGAATATTCTAAACGTCTTACTGAACTAGTTGTTAATAACTTAGTTGTTTATGGAGACAAGAGAGAGTACACAGTTACTGATCCAATCACTCAGCAAACTAAGACTGTATCCTTTAACTTCCCTGAGGTAGATGACGATATTAGATTTAGATATGCTCTAGACATACAGACTTACTTGCCTAGAAATAAGACAAGACTTGCTGCTGTTGCCAATATGTTACTAGAGAAACAAGCACAGTACAAGCCAGACCCTGAAATCATAACCGTTGAGGAATGGCTACTAATGCAAGACATTCCATTCAAGGATATGATATATAAGCGTATGGGTATTCAAAGAAACACTCGTATCTCTGAACAAGTTGCTATGACACTAGAGATGTTCGCAACTCTAGTTGAAGGTGGCATGGACCCAGACGCTGCTGTTGATCAAGTTGCTCAGCAACTACAAGCAGACCAGACTACTACAACCTTAGGTAACACTGCAACCACTGGTGACATAAATCAATTAGTTGGAGGAACGCCTCAGGCTGCACAACAAGGTTCTGCAGGTCAATCAATGCCAACGCCTATGATGTAAGGAGGTGAGATCATGAGTAACGTTATTCACAAATTCCCAAGTTTCTATGACGCAGATATGAATGAGGAATTATATCTATTACCTACAGTGGAAATCACTAAGGCACAATACGATATGATTAAACAATATCTAGGTGTTACAGGACCAGGAAGACAAGTTATTGTTAGAGCAGATGGTAAATACTATTTGAAATCTGACGAAGCATCTGCAGATGCTATCGCTAGAATTACAAAAGAGCTAGCAGACAAAGGACAAACTTATCCAGTAGCTGCTGCTGAAAACCAATCTAACACTCCACAAGAAGGCAGTAACTAACAAAAAAGAACAACATGTTCTTTTTTTCTATTGCTTTATTTTAGATTAAATGATATAATGTAAGCAGATAGGCATAGGCTTCCATCGGCCGTTAAAACGATGTGTAGTCTATCTACCTCTGTGAACTCGGCAATCACATAGATAAGGAGGAATTGAAATGCCAGAAGATTATCAAGCAATACTAAATGACCTAGGTGTAGATACTTCAGGTCAAGCAGATCCAACAGATGATGCTAACGCCGTAGACACTGACGGTGTGCAAGGTGAATCTAATACAGGTGCATCTGCTACGCCAGATACTACTAATGCTGATTCTAATCAAGACCCCGCACCAGATGCAGGACAACAGGATCCCCAAGATGATATTGATGCACAACGCAGAAATGATGCGTTTGCAGCAATGCGTTCTGAAAACAGTAAGTATAAGAAATTCATTGGGCAACTAATGAAGGGTGCTGGATTCAATGGTAAGGAAGAAGATTTTATAAATCAACTTCAAGAGGCTTCGTATCAACAACAAGCCAAACGCCAAGGAAACCAGGTAAGCCCAGAAGTTCTAAAAAGAATGGACGCATTAGAAGCACAAAACAATCAATTACTTGAGTCTCAGAACAGACAGGCTTTTGCAGCCAATTTAAAAAATATGCAAGACACTTTGCATTTAAGCAACTCTGATATAAAAGAGTTTCTTGAGTTAGCAGTTAAGGAGCAAATAGACTTAACTATCCCTGGTACTAACTTCGTTACATTATATCGTGGCTTGTTCTTTGATAAAGTCAACGCTAGAATGATAGAAGAAGAAAGACAAAAGTGGATAGCACAAAGTAATAAAGCTAGCAGTGCTGCTAATCCAGACGGGAAATCAGGAAAGAAAGATCCTGCCCCAACAAATGTAAATACAATGGCAGAGTTCGACAGCCTATTACAAACTATTCCTAATAAATAATTTATAAGTTTATTACGAAGAGGAGGTAGATAATATGTTAAATGCTTTAAACCCAGTATCCAATATTAATTCATTCATTGAATATTTCAGAAATCATGGTTACTCAATCAGACCTGAATTATTCTATGACAAACAATTACTAGATACAATCCGTTTAGATGAATCGCATTTCGTGTTCTACAGATTGGCAAATACAACTCCAATCCAAGGTAATGCAGAAAAATTACAAATCAGAAGATGGGCTCCATTAGAAGCTCACACTACTCCATTGGCAGAAGGTGTTCCACCATTCTCAGATAAAGGTTCAATGGAAAGTTATGAGATCGGTACATTCAGTTATGGTAGATATATGGAGTTTACAGATAGAGTAGACTTCGAAACTATCGATCCAGTAATTGCACACTATACTCAAGAGTACGCTATCGTTGCTATGGAGACTCTAGACTTACTTGCTAGAGATGCCTTAACAACTGTTGCACAAGCTTCTTATGCTAACGCTAAAGCAAACTTCTCTAAACTTGAGTTAGGTGATAAACCATCATTAAACGATTTAAGAATTATTGCATTATCTATGAAAAAACAATTAGTTAAACCAAGAAACGGAAACAGATACCATGTAATTGGTACTCCAGATTTCTATTTCGATATGATCAGTGATCCATTAGTTGAAAAATATATGACTATTAACCAAACAACTAAAGGCTTCTATGAAGACATGGGACCTATCCCAGCTATGTTTGGTCTTGAATTCTATGAAACAATGCACATTGATGACAGTGGTGAATACACTACTTCAGCAGGTACATTCCTAAGAGTTTACAAATTAAAAGCAGACGGAGTATCTTATGAGTATAAAGACTTAGATGCTGCTACTTATAAGAAAGCTGCTGCTGATAACTATGTAAGAGATTCAAGAACTGGCCAAAAGGCTTCATATATTCCTAACTTAACTAAATGGGATATCCCAGAAGGATATAGTGAACTTAAAGTACATAGAATCTTTGTACTTGGTGCTGATTGTTTAACTAGAACAGAAATCGCTGGTCAAGGAAATGCTAAGATGTATGTTAAACCATTAGGTTCAACAGGTGTGTTAGACCCTATCGACCAAAGACAATCTATCGGATTCAAAATTAACAGCGTTGGTTTCGGTTCAACTAGAACTGAAGCTGTGGTATGCTACTACTGTGTACCAACACAAGCAAATTTAGTTTAATTTAATCAGATAGGAGGAAATTGTAATGGCTAAAAATATAGAAAAAGATTCTTTGAATGCTGCCATTGAGGCTGCAGCCAAGGATATCGGTAGTTCTGACAGTGTGTCTACAACTGCTAAAGCTATAAGAGTAGATTCTGTGGAGGCTGATGCTGCTAGAAAATATAACGCATTGGAATCTAAACGTAAAAGTTTAGTTCAAGAATACAGAGAGGAAGAAAAAGTTCCAGTAACTATTTCTCCATTCTATGCACCTTATCTAGGCAGAGTAGTCCGTGAAAGTGTTAATGGTATCATAGTTGATATCCCAGCAGACGGACAAACTTATAAGGTCAATAAGACACACGCCGATCACATTATCGCTAAGATTAAAAGAATCGATGCTATGATCGCACGTCAAAAACGTGCTGGAGATATCTCAAGTAACTTTGAATATTCTCCTGGTGAGTTACATTTATAAGAGGCAGGGAGATTAACTCCTTGCCTTTTAATCTATTTAAAGGAGGTAAACTATGGAAATTAAAAAGATAGTAGACTATGTCAACAGGGCATACATTGCTTCTGATTATCTAAGAGAGCCCGACATCTATTACTATATGGATTTAGTTATAGATGATATCAATGATAGACTTCAGGCTAAGTACCCTACATTCACTGAGTGGAGTAGGTTCGTAGATAAATGGAACAAAAGTGTTAAAGACCCTAGACTTCTTAGAGACAATACTAAGTATGATGCGTTTCCAGATACATACCTTAGAACTGTAGTTGCACTTGGTACAGCAGTTAAGTTCTATACAAGGGATGAAGAAGGTGAACAGATTGCACTAGACTATCAGAACAGATACGAGAGTAACTTGTTTAAGATGGTACGTGATTACCACAGTCAAGTGCCTGAATACTTTCAAAATAATGAAGGTGGTTTCATCGACTTCTCATACAATAGAGAAGAAGATCCATTCGACCTAATTCCTAGAGGAGTTGTTCTACATGGCGACGACGTCAGAATCTTATAAGATTGTTGGAAGACAACCAAGGTACACTACTAAACTTAGTGCCTTTGCTAGTGGTATGTACTTGACCAAGCAAGTAATACCTGAAGGCTATGCTAGAGTTATGGTCAACTATGATATAGATGACACAGGTTCTAACATTAAGCCTAGACCAGGTCGTAAGAAGTTACAGACATTTAATTATGATTCACCTAGATTAGGTGGAGTAAACTTAGTAGATTATATCTACGCATATAATAATACAGGTAAAGAGATTGTCGAAGTAAGAGACTTAGCCTTATCGTTTGGTCTATACACCAAACTAGAAGACTTAGTATCTTTAGACAAACTTACCTATAAAGATCCTGTTTATGTATCTTATATGAAGCAGGTAACAGATAATAGTATTGCTGAGTTCAATGAAGACGAAGGTTATGTGGTTACACAACCAGGCGTTGTAACTGAACAAGATATCAATGAGTTCTGGGCTCTAGATTATGACAAGGCTAATGAAGCCTTTAGAAAAGTAGAGAATCAAGACTTAGGTTATATCACTGCTCGTACAATAAAAAATGCTTATGCCTTTAATAAACCATTTAAGGACAGCGTAGGTCGTCCAATTAGTGCTGTCGTTAATAATGAAATACTTGCATTCTCAGGTACATCACTTAGATATGAAGAGTACCCAGCTAACCCTGAGCGTAATACACTATCTAACTTTGGTAGTCCTGAACTTAGTAAACTAAAACTTATGCCATCAAGTACTGGTTATAAAATTAAAAGAGAGCCAGTTATTATAAAAGTTCCGAATACATCAGAAGCTGCAGCATCAGGTTTCAATATGCTTAAGCAACGTCCATATGAATTTGTAGATGAAGTAAGTGGTAGTGTTACTGTACTAGGTGCATTATGGTACCAGCAATCTGATAAGTCATTGATAGCCTTATCACGTAAAGTCGGTACACCTATGACACTTAGAGTATATTACACATACCCAAGTAAAGATACAGAAATCCAAGTCAAGATCGAAGTACTAGATCAGACTAGAACTAATGCAGACTTTGAAACAATTGTAAATTATACTCTTAAAGTAAAAGGTGGCGAACCAATATACTATGACTATACTCCAGTATATGAACGCACTGGTATGCGTATCACTTTAAGAAAAGGTACAGATGCTGCGACTGAAGTTCCTTATGCAATCTCAATAGACTGCACAGACAGAAGATATGATAACTTAGTTCCTCGTGTGTTTGACTTGCATACTTGTAAGGGTATGATTAGTTGGCAAGGTTGTCTAGGATTATATGGAGTTAAAGATGCTCCAGATACAATCTTCTTCTCAGATGTAGAGAATACAGGTTACTTCCCATTCCCTTATAATATAATTACTTTGGATAATGAGATCCTTGCTATTCATAATTATCTGGATCATCTAATAGTTATTACAGTTGACAGTGTATGGCTTATCTCAGCAGGTACATCAATAGGTACATCTACACAGAAACGTATCTTAGCTAATGTCCATATTCCTGAAATTGATGCGATTAATTTAGTTGTACTTAAAGATGAGATCTTCTTTAAAACAGATACTCAGTTCTATGTACTTAAACCAAACAAGTACACATCTGATTCAACTGATCTAAAGAACTATGTCAATTCAACTGCAATTGCTAACTACACTAGTGACTTTGAAGTTGAAACAATAAACTTACTTAATGAAGTCTATAAACCAATCTGGCAAAAGCAAACAGAAGTTATGCGTAAACAGATTAGGTTCACAGGTTTCGATGTACTAGATACAGTAAGTTCTGTTAAAGATTCAGAGGTACACTACATCTATACGATTAGACCAGTATTAACTAATCTAATTGAAACAGATAAAGTAAATCTACACTTAATCTATAACACAGTTACTCGTAGTTGGAGAATGTATCTTATGGCTATTGGAGGTAATGATGTAGCGTATAACCCTACACTATATCGTAACAAACAATCTGGAGCCTATTGTGAGTTCTTTCCACATCTCTGCACCGATAATACTAGTTCACTAGTAATCGCTGTCAGAACGAACGAGAATCTGTCTGACGACGTTTCTGATGGAGACTGGCATTTAACTAATTCCTTTAATAATTTTACATACCTAGATACAGGTAATGTGGCAATAGAGGATACCTTTACTAAAAGGTTTAGAGAAGTGCAGTTCAACTTGAACAATATAGAACATACTATGATTAACTTCTTCGTAGATTTTAAAGTAGATGGCTTAGAACAGATACAAGCTACGAAGTACGAGTTAAGACATATAGTAGATCCTGAAGACCCAGACTACGGTAAGATATATGTTACACCGATTGAGAGTAGCAATCTAGATCTGCCTGGACTTAGTGTTCTTGCAGACGATATAACTGAAGCAGATCACTTCGCCTTAGACTTATCTAAGTTCCCTGAATTAAACCTAGCAACCATTAGGTTTGAACTTAAAGGTAGAGGTAGACGTGCATCTGTACAACTATTAAATACAAGTTTAAAAGCATATGAATTGTCCGATTTAACATGGGTTTATCGTACAATGACTGCTAGATAGGAGGTAAAAATATGAACAACGGTTTGATTTACATACCTAAGTTTGTTAAACAAACTTCAGATATGGAGTATGGCAGTGTTGTAACACATGAAAACTATAATGAGAAACTTAATCTTAACATGGATCAAGGTGATTACAACACTGAAGTCCTTCGTATATTGTTTACGGAAAAAGAAATGAATAAAACTTATCGTATTCCGTACTTAGAGAAGTACACAGATGATACTGTGGCCGACCTAAGAAGTACATTTTATGACTTACAAGGACAAATTACGACAAATAAAAACAATATCGGAGTAAACAAGACAGCAATTGATGTCTTAGACAAAGCACTTAGTGCACAAAGTTTGCTTGTAGGACAGATCATTACAGGTGTAAAGACTGTCGGACATGCTAAACTTGCAGATAAAATCACAGGTGTAGATGAAGCAGGTGTGCATAGATACTATGGTACAGACTATGATGGACTTGTTGGTTTCCACGAAGTACCAGATTCTATCTATGCTGAAGATATTGAATCTTCTTCACCAGATATCTCAGGTATCTATTTTACTCCAAGAGAAAACAGTGTTGCTGAAAATATGCTAACTGAATCTGTTAGAGCAAAATTAAACAAAGCATCTATAACATCTTATCCTGAACTTAGTGACTTACCTAAGATCAATAACGTAGAAGTAAAAGGTGCTCTTACCTTAGTTGATTTAGGTGTTCAGCCAGCAGGTAATTACTTAACTGAAATCCCTGATACTTATGCACTTAAATCTTATGTAGATAGTGCAGTCAGTCCACTATTAGCATCTAGTACTGCTGCTACTACTTATGCAACTATCACTGCATTAAATACCTTAGAAAATAAAGTAAACACTAACGCAAGTACTGTTGCAAGTACTTACTCTAGAGTATTCATTGGTTCTGTTCCTTCAGGTGTTACACCTAGAAAAGGCGATTTATTGGTGGATCTATAATGGGTAGATACGATAGACTAAAAGTTTATAATGAAAACGGTGCTGCTGTTCAGCCTTCCAGAGTCCGTGTACATAGTGGCTCTGGCTGGCTAGATCTAGGTAACAATGATAGTGATAATAAGAGAGGCTTATACGCTTATACTAATGGTGGACGTCAGCGTATAACTAAGAATAAAAAGATTATAACACATATAGGTGATTCATTTAGAAATTCACCTACACAAATCCTTAGTGGTAATACTTGTTTCAGTGTAAATGCTACTGCATCATCAGGTGCATCTAACGTAGAATTTGTATTTACAGCTTACATACGTAGAACATCAGCAGGTGCTAAGAATATATTCAGAGCATACGGTGTTTATTCTAGTAGCAGTAACTATATTAACATTACATTGAATGCTAATAACACAGTTACTGTAAGCGTTAATACAAGCTTTAGTAGTGCTGGTGCTGCATCTGCAACAACATCTAATGCTATTAATGATGGTTGGAACTATGTCAAAGTACGTGCTCCACTAGGTGGTAGCTACTTATATGTTAGTGTAAACTGGGGTGCTGAAGCTAGTTGTAGTAGTAGAAGAGCATGGCAAGTATATGCAGATAATTCATTAGGAGACTGGGGACTTAACATAAGGTCAGATAACTTTTACTTAAAGACATGTAATGGTAATGGTTATGCAGTTAGTACTACAGATCCACTAGTAAATGCTAATGATTCATACACCACTACAGCGTGGGAATAGGAGGTGAACTATGCAATTACCAATTAAAGTATTAAAAGATAAGGATCAAAATCCTTTCATTCCATTTGTTACAACTAGTTCAGTTGTAGAGAATGGTACTAATAGAACCTTAGATGATATCTTACATAACTTAACAACACCCATAGTCAATCTAAACAGTCTAGAAAATGCTGTAGTTGCAACTATGATGACTAACATGAAAGACTATAAAGACTCAGGCTTTGCTATTATATATGTTAATACAGATAATACAGGACTGCTTCTAGCATTTGAAAAGATTACTACAGTTGATGCTCTTAATAAATGCTGGTCATTTGTATCTAGTTTCAACGCAGATAGTAAAGCGTATAGAATAAACATCACAGGTTATTATAATGCAGATAGTGATGTGTTCACTGTATCTAGTGCTACTATAGAAGAAATACAAGCTGGAATAGATTTATCTGATTATTATACAAAAGAAGAAAGTGATGAAATTTTAAATACACGTATCCCTATATTTAATCTGCCTGTTAATGATACAGGTGTTAATTTCACATCGGGAGCACCTATCGAAAACGCTAGTGCTATTATAAATTTTCTATATTCTTTAGGAGACTATACAGGGCGTGTAATAGTACACAACAACTATTCCAAGACTGCTGCTATATTTCATGATGTATTGATGCATGTAGGTGGAGCTAATAAACAATCAACTAGTTATGCATTCAGAGGTATGTATAATAATGGTTCTGATTACACAATTGCAATACATGGTATTACTGTTAATGTGTATGGAACTTGGACTAACAATGTGTTTACTGCTAACCGAGTAATTGTTCTTAATCCAGATGATACTGTAAAACCTGTTAATGTAAGAGATTATATAAGTAACACGCTAACAGATCCTGTACAAGGAAAAGTTATTAAAAAATATGTAGATGATAATATAAATAATACTGTAAATAATGCTATAAATGCACTACCTATGATGCCTGTGTACTATATATCAGCTGAAAATGTAATAGCTGCAGAAGTTAATATAACAGACGCTGAAACACTAGCACAGGTAAATGAAATTATAAATAGTAATTATGGTAAAGATGTATTATTATGTATAAAAGATAAAACATACAGAGGTTATTATATGTTCCTTGTCATGTTTTGGAATAAACCAAAAACAACTTACACTAATGTAGATTCAGTATTTAGTACCATTTTTCTAATTCAAACAGATGGTCCTGAGAGAGCACTTAATGTTCTTCCTATGAAGTTTACATATAATTCTGTTGCAGGTGAAAGTATAACAGTAACACGTATTAAGTACGATACACTTAATAGGAATAAGAAGAATGAACGTATACTATTAGAAAAATTCTATACTAGAATCTCAGGTTATGATGCAAGTAAGACACAAGTTCTTAAGAATGTAAATGGTACTCTTAAATGGATTACCGAGGAGGTTGCATAATATGGTTGCTAATTATTCAAAAGAATGTTATAATAAAGTTAATAAGGAGGGTGAGATGTATGGCTAATATACCAATTAAAGTTCTATTAGATAAAGATCGTAGTCCTTTTATTCCATTCTCCACTACTAGTTCTATTGTAGAGAACGGAACTAACAGGAGACTAGATAAAATACTAGGTAATTTAGATGACTTACAAACTAATAATAAAAATAGTTTAGTCTCTGCTATTAATGAAATACTAGTTGGCTCTGGATCTGGTGCAGGTATTAACATTCAGATTGTAGATAAACTGCCAACTGAGAATATATCTTTAACAACTATTTATTTCAAGCATATGGCTACAGGTAAACCTCATAATGTATACGAGGAATGGATGTATATCAATGATGCTTGGGAGTTAATAGGTACAACTGAAATGGATTTATCTGGTTATGCTACAACTGCTATGGTTGGAGACTTAAGTACACTTAAGACTACAGATAAAGACAGTGTTGTGGATGCAGTTAATGAACTAGTTGATAAACAATTAGTTGCAGGTGACGGTATCGAACTAAATGGTAATGTAATAAAATCTGTTTCTGATGTTCCGATTTATAGAATTAAAGTAAATGCATACCTGGCTAATGATGCGTTCATTTCTATTGATAAGCAAGACGTATTAAAAATAGAAGATAAAATAAATAAAGCATATAAAAGTGGATTAAACTCAATTGGGTTTATTGTTTCTTCAAAAAATAATGATGAACAATATTTGCTTATAAACAATTCTAATGACATTCAAAGGAAGCCTTCTACTTATTGGTTATACTCTATAGAAAGTACACATAATAGATATAGTACTATTGGTCAGAATGCACCGTATACGTTGTTAACTATACAATTAACAATTGCCCTATCTTGGACTGGGGACACTTGTAAGGTCACATCAGCAAATGTTTGTAAGGCTCCACTACCGTTGTTAGCTACTAGCAACACAGCACGATATACACCTACTGCAGATTATCATCCAGCTACTAAGAAATATGTAGATGATAAAGTTGCAGAAGGATCAGGTTCTGGTATTGACTTATCTAATTACTTAGCAAAAGATAATACAACAGAGTTCATACCTACTGGTGATTATAACCCAAGTACTAAGAAGTATGTAGATGATAAGTTCTCTTCAGTACCTCTTATAGATAGTTACACTAAGACTGAAGTGGATACTAAGTTAGTAAACTATTTAGCTAAAGATAACTTAACTGAATATACACCAACTAGTGACTACCATCCAGCAACTAAGAAGTTTGTTGAGAGTGTAGTTGCTAGTATATCAGGCCCTGACTTATCTGGATATTATACTAAAGATGAGATAAATAAATTCTTAAGTCGTCAAAATACTAGATTCTATTTCAGTAATCCTAATATAGCACAAACTGTTACAAACGAATATCAAGATATTAGTATATACAGCTCAAGTGATACAGCCGTAGAGAAGTGGGCTACTGGAAAAATAGAAAATGGTACGGAGGATAAACTATGTGTTTATACTGCAAAAATAGGAAAACCGCATTATTTAGAAGTCACGATAACATACCAAGCTGATGATGATCTAGTATTTTGACGACTTAAGAATTTA